GAGTCTGGGATATAGTCCGCCGTGCCGGATAATACGTTTAAATTTCTACTGCACGAGGGTTGGCTTTGAAGTCTTCCTGCGCCGGAGCAACAGGAATGCTAGTCTTCAATTGAACCTCAGATGAAGTCGGAGTGTTAGAACTCTCGCCTAACATCGCATACGCACGCTTCCAGCCGATTCCTGTTGGATTCGGGATTCTCTCTCCACGTCGTACTAGATATTCGTCGGTGTCCTGATTCTTCCACTTAGCTCCACAAATCAAGCAACGTATGTAGCTCGATGCATCAGAGAAAGTGTGGAACCCAAGCGCGTAATCCACCTTCGGTCCTTTAAGACCCTTGCCGCCCTTTTTATGAGTACAAAGCTCTTGCTTTCGTTCATTTTCTTTTCGTTGGTACTCAGCGTTTATTTGACGCTGACGTTCCTTCTCACGAAAACTCTCAAGCTTCGCTTTTCTCTCATTTAGTGCTTCTTGTCGCTCTTCAACCATCAACTGAACTAACGTTCGTAGAATGGCTTGTTCTTCAGACACCACGGGCGCTGAAGTTTTACTTAATTGACCTTGCAGTATGTCTGTCATTTTTCCTCCGAGTACAACTCGGTTTGTTTTATACGCCACAGGCGACGAATTAAATTAGCGTAGCTAATTTATAATTCGATTTCTTCAGGAGTAGTTTGTAGTTCACGCCGATTGCGAAACCAAAACAAACTTCTGCGGAACCTCCGTGAGACCTCTCCGTCCACGGGCTTACCAAATATCTCATTAGCTCTTGCTTCTGAGACGATTCCTTTTTCAATAAGCTGAGACTCGACTGTTCGCCAACCGCGATATGACTCCCCTGCCGGGAGACCGCGCTTGTCCAGTCGCAACACGCTCCATTCGTACATCGCTGGCACTTGCAGGTAGCAAACGGGTACGACGTGATCTGTGTTGGGTTTGAAGGCCCAAAGTGCGACTGACGACGGCGGAAAACCGTTATCAATCGTGTAGCATTTAACTCCTGATTTACGAAGCTTATCGACAAAATCGCGTGTTCGAATTGGATTGATTTTCCTCGCTGTTTCATTTAACAGCAATTCCTGATCGTCTATTCGATAGCGACGTGTCATACGTTCCGAAACTTCTCGATCCGCAAGCAACGCTTCTTGAGCAAATGCTCTATAGTCCTTCGGCCACTTGTACCATGCAGGAACACCACCAGCTAAGAGCTTTTTTATTGTTTCTCTCGTGGTTTTCAAATCGGATCGTCCTTTCCAGGGATTCGACTCGTTTTGAAGTGGCGGATTTATATTCTCCATACCTAGCCTTTACTCGAACAGGCTTACGCCTTCCGAATTCTGTAATACATAAAATTTTTATTGGATTAATTGCTTAGTTTTGCTAAATTAATCTTTCGGGCGCTGCGACCCTTCGTGGCAATTTTAATAAACGTTCGCGGCCTTCTTTTGTATTTGCTCGTCTTTTTGCAGCTTCAGAAAGTTTCTTTTTATGTTCGGGTGTAAGCTTTCTACCCTTTTGCACATCCGATAGTTTCTTTCTATATTCAGGAGATCGATAAGCACCGGCAGCATTCTTATTTCCTAAATTAACGTCTGATTTCTTTTTACGAGTAGCTTCTGACTCAACTCTACCGAGTGAATTCTGATTACCCATCTGTGCTTGAGACATCTTTAATTTCGTTTCTTCGGTACGTATCTTTCCGCGTAACTTTTTAGCTCTTTTAGCTATGGTATGTTCTGATTGTTTATTTCCTAATTGAGCTTCTCTCATTCTCTGACGAGTCTCGACCGATGGATTTAAAACGCCTTCTCCGCCGTCAGTTAAATTATAACCGTTAGGAGTTTTCGTATTCCAAATTTTGATAAGCTGTCGCTCGTAATAGTTTGCGCCCTCTTCATTTGTTATGACGATAGGCTTAACATCAAAGTTATCTTCGCCGTATTTCTTTATGGCTTGTCTCATTAAAAGACAACCACTGCTTATCTTTTTATGACACTTCCATCTATATTCTAAAGAGCAAGATGTTTGTCCAACATACTTCTTTCCGTTAATCTTATTTGTTATCAAATAAACTATCATTTACTTTCCTTGAAAAAGCGGGTTGGGAAGACGTGTTCAAGGCATGTCTTCCCACCCTAACCTTAACACGGTTGCAACCGGATGTCAAGGGTAATTTGTAAACTTAGTTTCGGTTATTGAATAGCCGGAACTGAGTCGAGATAACGCCGAGTTGTTATTCATCTTATCGATGAAGATTAGTCATTTCTGCTAATCTCTTACGGTTTCTATTCCCGTAATGTCCAGACTATTGCATCATCTTTCGATGTTTTCTCGCTTAGTCGTTCACGCTGCTTTCGCTTGCGCCTCGTTGCCGTTTCAGGGTTCGAGTCAATCAGAGAAAATTTTAAGAGGACCCGTTTCAGTTAATCCTCTGTGTGTTTGCACCTCTTGCCGGAGGAAGCGATACGGTCTGCAAATCGCTTCTTACTTTGTTACTGTTTTCACAGGGTTGATACATTTCTGTCAACCTCACTAAGTTCATTTCCTTAGTTGCTCAGACTATTGCATCACCTTTCGGTGTTCTCTTACTTAGTCGTTCACGCTGCTTTCGCTTGCGCCTCGTTGCCGTTTCAGGGTTCGAGTCAATCAAAGAGAATTTTAATTTCACCAGCCGATTTTAATGAAATTTATACGAACACCAACCGCCTATGGTACCCACTGGATCGAATGCTGACATCGGAGCGTTCTCGACTACCTTACAATCGATTGTTCTCCAATCTCCGTCACCCAAATCTGTATCGCCCGGAACCTGTTGCCATACGCCGATCAAAGCATACTGTCCGAATACGTAAGTACGGTAAGCTACTTTACCGCTGCCGCTGTAGTTTGCTGTTGTTGTTACAAACGGTGTCTGACGAAGCACAATGTTTGTACCCGGAAGTTCGATGTCCATCTTCTGGTCTGCGCCAGCCATCTTGTCGAACTTTTCCATGTTGCTGAACTTCCACAAATCAACGATTGAGTTGTTCACTGTCGTTGAATTGAAGATGTCGCCCAACACGTTAGGTGAGATAACTCCAGCAAAACGTCCGTTACGATTCGGCAAAACGTTCTTTGAAACAAGCTGCTGCTTCAATTCACGGATTGTTGCCAAATCTAGTGTGAACGGTGTTGATAGCAAAGCTGACTGGTTAACCTGTGTGTCCACAGCAGCCAAACCTGCGCTATCTGCTACCGCGCTATACAACTCTGAAATACTCTGTCCTGCTTGGTATCCTAGTTCAACTGCACTGTTACCTACCAAGTCGTCCAACGCTGACGCGATAACGAAACTTGAGAAGTTTGTGTAATTGTTCCATTCTCCCAACTGAGCAGGAGCACTGATCTGACCAACAAACTCTGGTGAGCCTACCACACCGTCAGACGCTTGTGTGATATCCCCGGTTAGGGTGTTGTACTGGAAGAACTGACGGTTAATACCGGTGTTGTTTGGCTGAACACGCTTCTCAGCGGCCACAACGAACGCGTCTGTTTCTCCCTTTAAATTGGGAATTAACTCTTTGTCAAATCGTTGATACTAACAATTTATCATTTTGTTAGACTAGACTATTACATCTTCACAATTAAATGAAGTCCTCTCGGTTAGTCGTTCACGGTCTCGATTAAAAGTTCCGCCTCGTTGCCCCCGTTATTGATGGGTTTCGAGTCCATTAGAGAAGATTCGCACTCTTTAAGAGTGCCCCTATTTCGCATATACTCAACTATGCTTTCGAACTCAGCCAGAACTCCATCTGACTTTAGTTTGTTGGCTCTCCATGAAATAACAAATAGATTGTCCTTATACTTCTTTAAATACGGTAGATTAGGATTAAGACGATCAATCGTCGGAGAACTATCATGACGATTGTTGCCTTTCCCCTTTCCTACTCCCTCGCTATTTTTTCTATAAAGATTAAATTGCGTAAAAAGAACAGGACAAACTTTAGGTATTTCTGGCATATCACTTAACTCTAAATCAGACTCGTACCCGTGTCTTCTAGAACGGTCTTTTAAAGACTGAAGTAAAGTAAATTTGATATGAAATTGAATATCTGCGCCGGAAAGATATGCGCCGTGTTTAGTATGAACTTCTCGAACTAAACACCCACAAGATTGGACACCCTTCTTGTCCCGTCTTGTTAAATGATCTCCTAAAATAACTTTCTCGTTGCCACAAGAACATCGACACAGCCACATTGCTCTGCCTCGATGATTACTTTCAGCTTGACTAACGACTACAAGTCGCCCTATCTTTTTACCGATTAAATTATTTATTTGAGACACTGCATATTCTCCTATTATTTAAGGATTGACTGAGCCGTCAGAATATTCCCTACGTTTGCTGCTGACGGTGTTGGTGAGCCTGCCATGTTGGTAGACCCCTTAGTGCTCTTTACTCCACAAATTTACTGTGGGTGCGACTTACTTTCTCTTCCTGGCTTGGTCTTCGGCAACGACTCGTTCGATTTCGGCACGTAGCTGCGGATTACGCATCTTCGCACGCATTGTCGGACCGTCCCAAGAATGGATTTCTGCCGTAGTCAAACCCTTCGGATCGCCGCTTGGACGTGATGCTGAGTTCTGTCCAGGGACGATACCGCCGTTGACTCCCGGTCTCGGCTGCGCCGGAGCCGGATTAGCCGGAGGCGTAGGTATAATCGGGGCAGCAGGCGCTGGTTGCACAACCGGAGCCGCTGCTGGTGGAACTACTGGTGTTGCAATAGCTGGTTGTACCGGAACCGGATTAGCCGGAAGCACAACTACTGGTTCCACAACTGGAGCCAGTTCTTTTTCTAAAGCATGGAAAGCAATATCAAGGTTATCCACGGTCCAAGCTAATTCATTTTCTTGGAGATACTGATGGAGCATCTTATTATTTGCTTCACAATTATTATAATCTGTTAGATGATTCGTCAAAAACTGATAACTAACCAGTTTGCCTTTGGCTTCCGCTTCAGCTTTTGCTACTTTAGCATCGGCTTCTGCTTGAACACGATCTGCTTCAGCCTTATTCAAAAGTCTATGTGCTTCAAGTGCCTTAGTTGGATCATCAGACTTCAAATCTTTTATAGCTGCTAATAACTCAGCATCAGTCATCTGTTGCGCCGGTGCTTGAGGAGCTTGCCTTACTTCATGAACTGATTGTACTTTTTGTTCTTTCAGACGATGGAACGCACGGGTTGCCTGGATGTGCGCCTCTTTCATCTTCTCAATCATTTCTTCATGATTGGCAGCTTCTAAGTGAGTTGGACGACCAATTTTCTCGCCTTTCTCATTTGTTACCTGATAATCAAGAACAATCTTCTTTGGTCTAGCTGCCTCGGTTGCTATACGCTGTTCTTCCGCAACACGAATTTGTTCTGCGGCTAAACGTTGTCGTTCAGTCTCAGCCTGCACTTGCTGTTCAGTTTCTAAACGCAAACGCTCCGCTTCTTGTTCTTCGGGAGTCGGCTGCGGAGGAACTACAATTAAATCACCCTGGTCTGCTTGCTGCGATGGCTGCGCCAAAACCACAGACTGTTCTGAAATAACTCTATAAATAGCTTCACGCAACGGGCCGGACATATAATGTTTCATTGTACGCCCATCCCAAGCTTTGACATCTTCGTATGTTAAATTTTCTGATGTTAATACTTTAGTATCTGTCATTGTTTATTTCCTTTCCAATATTGGATTATTTGGAGCTTTCTCTGAGTCTTCTTTCTGCTGTTGCGCCAATACGTCGATATGGTATTGAACGGAACCGAGAATTAAACCGGAAAATTCATTTCTTTCTCTAGCTTTAGATTGAAGTGCTTTGACCTTCTGATCGTAGTTTTGGTCTTCAACAGGATCGCATTTGATAACGGCTTCTGTAGCTCTCTTGCATGCTGATGTATGCAAAAGTTCTATAATCTGCCAACCTGGATGCTGTATCAAACTTACGAGAGACACTCGCTGCGTATCTGTTAGCTCATCGGCCAACAACGGTACCTGTTTCATTGAGTAATCCTTGTATTATAATTGTGTTGTCGAACCGAAAGCTTCGGGATTGCTACTAGGCTCACCCGTAGCTTCGGATTGTAGACTATGCTCGGTAGCTGCGCGAAGAACTTCTGCTCCAGCCTTTCCGAGTTGCTTCTGATCTTCTAACTGCTGTTGCTGCTGGAACTGTTGCTGCGCCATTGCTTGCTGTGACTTGGCTTGCTGCGCCTGCAAAGCAGCAGGTGAATTCTGTTCGTAACGCTTTATCTGATCCGGAGTCATCTTGACCAAGAAGTCTTGACTGAACTTCCAACCAGCCGCGTCCGTAAATGCTTTGAAAATTGCTACTGCATCAAACTGCCAATGAGAGTCATTTACACTCTTCATGAAGGTTGGGTTATTTAGGAGTTGAATTATTGTCGGTAACGCCTGGGCCATTTCCTTCTTTGCGCCCAAATGCGCTCCGGCCAGAACTTCATACTCGAACTTCGCATTACGAAAGTCGATATGATCTCCCATATACGCCTGTCCCATTTCTTCGCCTAGAACACGGCGTAGAACTGACGTTGGAAGAAGTTCGTTATTTAATTCGTCCATCTGATATAACCAAGGTTCGAAAACCTGATTGATCAAACGACCGCTAGGACCGTCTAGACGTGATGCATTGGCTTGACCGACTAAATTAGCTCCGGTTGCAGAACGCATACCAGTTGATCGAATGCCTTGAGACGCAGCACCCTGCATAACCTGCTCGTTAGCACCGGATGTAGCCGCAGCAGTTGCCTGAGACTGTTGAATAAATGCCCAGGCTTCACCCGGAACATTAGGCATCTGAAGGAACTTAAATGCCTTATCAACGTCGTCATCAACATCGATAATTCCACCCTGCTTCCATCTGGTGTTCTGAGTAGGGACGTTAAAGCCCTTCTTTCGAACAGCGGTTGGCTGTAGGCCATATGCTAATAGATCAAGTGCTAAGTTAGTTATCCCTTGCTCAACGATTTGCTCTGCGCCTATTAATTGACCCAAACCTTGCCCGTAAAATGCATCTGGAAGGTCACGCCAATTTGCACTATAGAACGGAATCTTTCCGTATGGATTGGCTTCATTTCGAATCAAAATATTCTGACCGTTGAAAGCCAAAACAACAATAACCTTATCTCTATCCCAACGCTCTAGAATCTCTAATGAGTTCTGTAGACTATCTGTAGATGATCGATAATTTCTCGGAAGAGCATGCTGCAAGAATCCACGCATACCTTCTGGGATAATCATAGTAATATTATCACCAGGAGTTGTGGTGTTCGACATGAAGAATGAACGCAAATCATTTTCACTCGGAATTGTGTATCCCGGTACGTTTCTTAGTGCATTCAAATCATCGTAGGTCGCATAATCTCGATAGACAACCCACTTAGCTTCTTGAATGTCTCCGACACGGCAGCCAGGGTCTACTAACACAGTACGGATGTCTGTATACTTAATCCACGGTCGGCTAATCTTTACGACATCTGTGTAAATTTCGTAGTCGTCGGAGTCCGCAGTATCTATAGGTGGAACAGGAACAATTGACTGAATCTCCGCTTGCTTTGTCAAACGACGAGCTTTCTTCAACTTGTCATCGTGCTCTAGATATCCCCATTTGAATACTCCTGTGCCCAACAACGCCATCTGGAATATCCCGCGTTCCATTTCTTTTCGGAATCCCATATCCCATAACTGCGCCGAAAACAACGCAGTTTTAGCACGGGTGACTTCTGGTTTAGTTCCCGGACGTGGACGAAGGAGAAACGGAGGGTCTTCGTAGAACAATCCCTCGACAACTTTAGGAACGATACTACTCAAGTGGTTAGACAACGTAAACTTCGGAACATTAGCTCGTAGTCCGCTTCCGCCGTCAAAAGCTGACGTTCCTTGAGGACTCTGTAAAATCAAATCACTTTGAGTCCATAAGCTTGCCCACTGATTTATGTTCGCGTAGTTATCTGCTCGGGCCGCATCTTCTAGAACAATCTTTAACGCAGCTTCATCCGAAAACATATAAACCCCGGTATCGGGGTCTTTCCTCATTTCTTTTTCGGTGATCTCACCAACTGGTGTGACTGAAAGCTTATCTAAAGTCTCAGCGGCGTGTTGTGATAGCGGTTCGCTCATTCTATATTCTTATCCCGTTTCCGCCAAAAATCTTCTTACCGATATCACTCATCGGGGTATTGTCAGATTGCTGGTCGGGTAGTTCCATTCCATACGAAAGATACTGCGAGGAATTCATACCGAATCCCCCGGAGTTATCTCCGAAGACAACTCTCTTTATCTCTCTACGAATGTATTCATTGTACTCAGCCTGCTTTTGGAGAGCCTGCTGTTCCATATCTTTCTTTGATAGTGTTACCAAACTAGGAATGAATTTGGTCAACTGCGATAGAACATCGGGAACATCGTCTTTAAAGTATCGAGTACTCTTTTGGCCTTTATATTTCTCTAATTCCTCGAAGACCTTTTCATTCCATGTGTCTGTTAGAAAATATAATCTGTTGGCTTTGAGTAGAGTTTCTAGGCCCTTGATACGATTTCTCTTAGCACCTTCTGAGTTGCTAGGAACGTCCCATCGGATATAAGGCCAACAGCCGTATGTAGTCTTTGAGACATCAGCGATTTTCTCTTTCAACAACGCTAGACCACCGGTGTCTTCTCCATACCAAGACTTACATTGCCACTTATTGTGCATTGCTGCAATTCGATTAGCGATCTCTGTTTGAGACCACTTTCCGAATTGAACATCAAGAAT